CTCTACGCACAAGCTTATAACACTACTATTCAGCCGTAATAGGAGACACATATGGGTAATTTTCCATCCACAGGTGACTCCGACATACAAGCGGTCACTGTAACTGCTACGGGTACGGTCAAACAAGGTCGTACTCGTCTAAAAACATTAGCATTAAAATCCGCAAGTTCTGGAAGTCCTCAAATTGTTTTAAAAGATAGTTCTACAGGGGCAACTCTGCTAGATATGTCTTTTCACACAGATGATGATTTTTATATGAATCTCCCTGGCGCGGGTATTTTGTTTAAGACTGAGTGCCATGTTACTTTAACAGCGGTTAGTTCTTTCACAGGTTTCTTTGCATAGGAGGTTTACATGAGTAACTTAGCAGAACGATTATCAAGAAGTGAGTATAGTAAAGAACTCAAAAGAATTAAAAAGGAAAATAAAGATCTTGGTAATTATGGAAAAGATAAAAAGAAAAAAGACATACAACCTTTTAAAACTAGACGTTTAGCGGAAAAGGATGCCATTAAAGATTCTGGCAGATTAGCTATGTCAAGAAGAACTTTTAGTGGCACTAAATACCCTGAAGGCGCTTATACTAGTAAAGACAGTAAGAAACTTGATGCGTTTGGTGACCCAATAAAAGTTAAAGGTACTACTACAAAGGCCACTGCTCCCCAACCTCCTATGGAAATGAAAGATTTTGGAAAAGATCCTGATGATAAACCAGGAGACATGAAGTATGGGGGAGGTGTTCCAGGTATGAAGGGAGGCGGAAAGCCTCGTGGATGTGGTATAGCTGTAAGAGGTGTAAAGCCTACTAAGATGAGGTAGGTCATGGCAAGTAGACAAGCACAACTAATGGCTCTGGCAGAAGAAGGTAATGAATCGGCCATAGAGGACTTATTTAAAGAATTTCCTGAACTATACAAAAAACTGTATGGCAAAGAAAAAGGTATGCGCCAAGGTGGTTTAGCTAGAGGAAAACGTTCTATTGCCAGAGGTTGTGGAAAAGTAATGGAAGGTAGAAGGAAGAAAACCTTGTACACATAGAGGATAATTATGGCCACATCAGGAACTACAGCTTTTGATTTAGACTTCACAGAAATCGCTGAAGAAGCATGGGAACGTGCTGGAAGAGAAATGCGTTCGGGTTATGATTTACGAACTGCTCGTAGATCTATGAACTTGATGTGTATAGAATGGCAGAATAGAGGTCTTAATCTTTGGACAATAGATCAACAAAGTCAGGCACTTACAGCTGGTACTTCACAGTATACATTACTACCTGATACGATAGATTTACTTGACCATGTAATACGTACAAACTCTGGAAATGCAACTACACAGTCTGATCTTACAGTAAGTCGTATAGGTGTGAGCACTTACGCGTCTATCCCTAACAAGTTAACACAAGGTAGGCCTATACAGATATGGATAGAACGTCTAAGAGATGCTCCTAGAATAAACTTATGGCCTGTGCCAGATACTAGTAATTATACGTTAGTTTATTGGCGTATGCGAAGAATACAAGATGCAGGTAACGGTATAGAAACAGCAGACATGAATTTTAGGTTTTTACCTGCTTTGGTGGCTGGATTAGCTTATCACATATCCATGAAAGACCCTGAACTAATGGGCCGAGTACCTATACTTAAACAAGCATATGATGAACAGTATAACTTGGCAGCAGGTGAAGATAGAGAGAAAACTTCGGAGCATTTCGTACCGAGAGTAAATAGGATTTGATATGGGAAGATTCGCATCTAGTGCCAGAGCTATTGCTATATGCGATATTTGTGGATTCCAATACAGATTAAGTGAACTAAAAGAAACTACAGTTAGAGGGCGCAGAACTAATTTACTAGCTTGCGTTGAATGTTGGGAACCTGACCATCCACAGAATGAGTTAGGTAGATTTCCTGTACATGACCCTCAAGCTATACAAAATCCAAGACCTGACTTTGCAGAACTAGATAATAGTAGAAACTTTCAGTGGGGTTGGAATCCTGTTGGAGGTAGTAGTGATGATTCTTTGACCCCTAACAATCTAAAAGCTTTAGCCTCTGTAGGTTCTGTAACCGTTAGTGTTGTCAAGGACGATAGCACAGCCAATGTAACTGGTATCCAAGCAACTACAGAAATAGGTTCAGTTATAGTAGGTGGTACTATTGTTACTGTAGATAATCCGTTTCCTGTAGCCATGACAACAAACGTTGGGTCTGTAACTGTTAACACTACTAGTATTACTGTCTACGCTGTTACAGTTTAC